ACCATGAACAAAGTTCTGCACCGGAAGGTGATTTGGATGAAGGTATCTGGATAACAGAATGTTATGTCAGGGTTGACTTTGATAATGACGGTATTGACGAATTAAGAAAAGTAACGAAGGTTGGAGATGAATTGTTTGACAATGAGGCTGTGGATAGTGTTCCCTTCTCCTCCCTTACACCTATCCCAATGCCTCATAAGTTCTACGGTCTGAGTATTTATGACTTAATCTCTGACCTTCAACTAATTAAGACTACTCTAATGCGTAACTTGTTAGACAATATGTATTTAACAAATAATGGGCGTTATGAGGTAGTCGAAGGACAAGCTAATTTAGATGATTTAATGACTGCAAGACCGGGTGGTATTGTAAGAGTTAGGACTCCGGGTGCTGTAACACCTTTACAGACACCACAACTGGACCAGAACTCTTTTAGTATGCTTGGTTATTTGGACAGCATTAGAGAAGAACGCACTGGTGTCAACAAGAACGCTATGGGTTTATCTGAAGGTGCTTTGAAGTCTCATCAAACTGCTACAGGTATAGGTCAAGTTATGACCGCAGCACAGCAGAAGATTGAGCTTATTGCCAGAATATTCGCAGAAACTGGTATGAAACAACTGGCTAATTCTGTATACCAACTGGTACAGAAATATGAAAAGCCAGAAAAAATTGTAAGACTTAATAATAAATGGGTAACAATGTACCCATCAGAATGGAAAGAGTCTTTGGATTGTACTGCTCAAGTTGGTCTAGGTTTTGGTAATAAGGATATGAACCTTATGCACTTAGGCAGATTGGCACAGACAATACAAATGATTGCACAACACCCAGCAGCCGGTATGTTACTTAAACCTAAGAATGTATATAATTTAGTAACAGAACAAATAAGAGCTATGGGCATGAAGAATGTAGATGACTTCATTACTGACCCCGGAGACCAAGACGTTCCACAACAGCAAGGTCCTTCTCCAGAAGAACAAGCCAAGCAAATGGAAGCACAGTTAAAGGCTGAGGAAATTAAAGTTAAACTGCAAAAGATACAACAAGAGTCTGCACTGAAACAACAAGAAATGCAAATAGATGCTCAAATAGCACAGCAAAACTTAGAGTTGAAACAGCAGGAAGCTCAAGTTGAGATGCAAATTAAAGCACAAGAATTGGAAATTAAGAAAGCAGAACTAGCACTTAAACAACAGGAACTTGTACTGGAAAGAGAACAGGAAAGGGCTGTTAAAATAGGAACTTAACATGGGAAAGAAGAAGGGTGAGGAACTGCGTAGAGCAGATGAAGCAAAACGATTGTTGGATAACCCTCTATTTAAAGAGGCTTTTGAGACAATCAGAAAGGCACTTATTGAGCACTTATTAAATACTAGAGTTGCTGAAGAGGTGGAAAGAGACAGATTATATATAACAATTAAAGCACTGGACCTAGTAGAACAACATATACAGTCTGTGCTTGAAACTGGAAAACTTGCTAAGAAGGAGCAAGAAGAATTTATTAACTAAGTGAGAGGAGTGACCAATGGGTTCTGAAGAGAATAACCAAGAAGTTAGATTTGAAAGAGCAAGAGCAGGTTCTAGTGAAGAAACTGCAAATACAATCCTTAATATGTGGGACTCACAAGAGCAAACCGCAAACGAGGAAACCGAAACCGCTGTTGACGAGGAAGCGGTAGAGGAAACACAGGAAGCTGAAGAGGTTGAAGAAGAAGCCCCCGAAGAAGAGGGACAAGCTGAAGAAGAGACCGAGGAATCAGAGCAATCTGAGGAAGAGGAAGCCGAAGAAGAGGTTGAATTAGTAGCCGAAGAGGACTTGAAGTATACTATTAAAGTAGGCGGAGAGGAAATGGAGGTTGATATAGATGAACTCAAAAGCGGATACCAAAGACAAGCTGACTATACTCGTAAGTCTCAGGCACTAGCAGAGCAACGTAAAGGAACTGAAAAAATCCAGTCTGAACGTATGCAACTAGAGCAAGAGAGACAAATGTACGCAAATGGTCTTCAGATGTTGCAAGAGCAACAATCAGCCAAGTTGCAAGACTTCGATAAAGTAGAATGGGAAACTCTTAAACAGGAAGACCCATACGCTTATATGATTAAGAAGGATGAGTACAGAGATGCACAGGAAAGAGTAAGCAATGTAGCCCAGCAACAAGCTCTGGTACAACAAGAGCAACACACTGCGGCACAGAAAGTAAGAGGAGAGTTTGTTCAACAAGAATATGCTAGACTCGTAGCTGCCTTACCTGAGTGGAATGATAAAGACTCTACTATTAAGAAGGACATACAAGAGTATGCTACTTCAGTAGGTTTTCGACCAGAAGAGATAAATCAGTTAGCTGACCATCGTAGCGTTCTAGTAATTAAGAAAGCTATGGAATATGATGAGCTAACCAAGAAAATAGCTCCGAAGAAGAAAGCAGTCAGAAAAGTTCCTAAAGTACAAAAAGCCGGAAGAGGAAAATCGAAGGAAGATACAGCTGCTGAAGCACTAAAAGCAAAGCGTACACGGTTGAGGAAGTCTGGTAAACAAAAAGATGCCGCTTCCTTATTTTATGATATGCTTTAAGGAGATAAGAAATGCCAACGCACTTCAAAACATACGATGCAACAGCAATCCGTGAGGATTTGTCTGATGTAATCTATGATATTTCGCCTACGGATACTCCGTTCCTATCAAGTATAGCTGGTAAAGGTACTGTTACTAACACTGTTTTTGAGTGGCAGACAGATGCACTTACCGCTGCTTCGGGCACGAACTATCACGTGGAGGGAGCTGCCGCTGGTACTGCTGCTACAACTGCTACTACAAGATTAAATAACAAAACACAAATCTCGAAGAAAGTAGTTGAAGTATCTGGTACACACGAAGCGGTAAATAACGCTGGTAAAAAATCAGAGCTTGCCCATCAACTAGCTAAAGCCTCGAAAGAGCTTAAGCGTGATATGGAAACATCACTACTTGCAGAAAATGATTCTGTAACAGGTGATTCTTCTACAGCACGTGAAACTAGAGGAGCTGCACACTTCATTACAACTAATGTAACTGATGCAGGTACTTCAGGTTCACACGCTGCGGTTGTTGAAGCCGACATAACTGCTGTTGCAGAATCTACTTGGAATGAGGGTGGTGAACCATCAACAATCCTTTTAGGTGCTACTAACAAAAAGTTAGTAACAGCTATGTCAGGTCGTGCTGACAATACTCGTAGTATTGTTGATGAGAACAACACAATCTATAATGCAGTAGATGTATATGTATCAGATTTTGGTACATTCAACATTACGCTAGACCGTTTCTGTGACCAAGACGTTATATACTTCCTAGACCACGATATGTGGTCAGTAGAGTATTTACGTGATTTCCAGACAGTGGATATTGCCAAAGAAGGCGACTCAGAGAAGAAGATGCTTCTCGTTGAGTACGGTCTTCGTTCTGGTAACGAAGCTGCCAACGGAAAAATCCGTTACACTACAGGTTAATAACTAACCAAATACCACCCTAGGAAACTGGGGTGGTTTAACCGAGATGGCTCAATGAGCATCTCACTTTTAATAACTCGCTTAATAAAGGAGAGCAATATGAATAACTTAACAACGTTTGACCCATTTAGAAATTTGACAGTAGGTTTTGATAATGTATTTGACCAACTATCATCTTTGTCTCAGTTTGAGATACCTAAATATCCACCTTATAACATCAAGAAGATTGATGATAATAAGTACCAACTGGAAATGGCATTAGCTGGATTTGCAAAATCAGACTTAGAGGTTGAAGTAAAAGACAACACTCTAACTGTCACTGGAAATTCTGCCGATGATACAGAAACCACTAATAGCTTTGTATATAAAGGAATAGCACAAAGAGCCTTTACAAGACAATGGGCATTAATGGATTATCTAAAAGTATTCAACGCAAGTTTCAAAGATGGAGTTCTTGTGGTAGATATGGAATTAAATCTACCGGAAGAAAAGAAGTCAAAGAAGATTGAAGTTAAATAAGTAAACAACCACAGGGCAAGAATGACGGTACAATCTAAATTAATTAAAAATGCAGATGGGACTTTAACTCTTGCCAGTGGACAATCCAATAAGATTGTCAAAGACCTTTATGATATAAATAGCAAGGACAAGTTCACTGCTGGAAGAAAGGAATATAAAGGAGACTCTCAGTTTTCACACAGGGTTGCTAGAATACCTCTTATTGTAGTAGAGCAGATGATGAGAGAGAAAGTTTGGGGAAACCAAGAGAGGATGAAAGAATGGTTGAACCATCCAGACAACACTGCTTGGCGTACTACTAAAGGAAAAGTATAATGGCATTAGGAACATTTACAGAATTAAAAGATGCAATAGCAGATTGGTTAGATAGAAGTGACTTAACTGCTCGCATACCAGACTTCATAACTCTAGCCGAAGCCAGAGTCAACAGGGATGTACGCATACGCCCTATGGAAGTAAGAAGTACGATGGAAACTACAGCTAGTCAGAGATATTTCAATCTTCCCGGTGGTTACTTGCAGATGCGTAATATACAAATCAATTCAAACCCTATCACACCTCTTGAATATATAACACCAGAGATGTTGGATA